ATTGGTGGAATGTTTGTTGGGATATGGATCAATGGCTAAGAGCTCAGTATAAGTATATGCCTGATGAAGGATTTAGCAAAGATAAGTACGATGCTTATGTTCAAGCTAGAGAAAAGTTATTTGAGTTTATGAGTGAGCATGGTGTAAGTTTAGATGATGTATCGTAGTGTTATGACAGAAGAAATTTTTAAAGAGCTAGGCTTTCAGCGTAACGAAGTCACTCCAGAAGAATCAGGTTACGAATACACCTTTTACTACTACACCGCTGATATCGGGGATATCTGTATAATGTCTAACTCAGATGATGAAGCGGCAAAGAACGGCTGGGAAGCTATGATCTTTGACTCTAGAACCCTAAGTATCAAAGGAGAAGGAGATCTAAAAGATTTAGTTCGAATTCTAAAAAATAATACGTTATGAAAAAAGCTGAACGAATAATGAAGTCGGAAGCTGCTCGTAAGCGCCGTCGATCTATTAAAGAACTGCGTCAGGCAGTTCAAGAGCGGTTATTTAGTATATTACGTAAAAAACGCAAAAAGAAGTGAAGCGAGGACACCATATGTCAAGAGATAGAAAAGTAGAGATCGTTAGAACTGTACTGGGTAGAGCTAAAGGATTGACTATGCTTCATGGAGAGAAGCTAGTACAGCACGTAGCAAATTCAATTACACTATACGAAAAACACATACCAGAAAATGATTGAGCTTATTAAGCACTCGTTAGGTTTTTGTGGAGAGCACTGGCATCCAAATCTTTTTACAATTTCAGCATCAGGAGTTGGAATCCTGCCAGCTTTTTCATATATTAAGTATAAATTAAAAAGAACAAAGTAATGGACAGTTTTATGGCTATTGTGCCTTTTATTGCAATCGGAACTATGGCGTTCCTATTCTTGCAGTTTATTGTGGATGTAATCCGCGGTAAGTACCGTACCGAAAAATGAAAAAATTAATCTTAGGTCTATTTGTTACCTTAACCGCTCTTAGCGCTTACGGTCAAAAGCCTACTGAGGAACCGAGTGTACTAATCACTCGCAATACTTCCACCCAGCGTATGGTTTGGAGTGATGTAGAAGACGAATGGATGTTCTTCGATTTAGTCGATCGTCATTCAGATAATAATGTTTGGCTTTCGTACTTCAACGATAACGGAAGCGGTTACATGAAAATGGTCCGAGTATCAACCGGTGAAGAGTTTGCATTTACTATTTACGATTATGAGATGCGAGAAAATGACCAAGGCCAGTACCTCTGGATTGATGCTCTTCAAGTACACGATGGACAAAAGGTTACTATCCTGGTACAGGAATACGGTCAGGGAATAAAGATGGTTACTATCTTTATGCCTACTAGTAAAGTAGTTTTATATTTTGATACTGAAAAGCTTTAATTATGGCTAAATTAATTAGAGTAGAAACAGACTACCGTTACTACGCAGTAGAGCTAACTGAAGAACAGTTACAGCGGTATAACTCAGGCGACGATGATCTCGTAGATGAGGTAATGGATGAAGTTTACGATGAAATGGAAAATGTTCGTACTAAAGATGGTGGAACTGAATATTATATTGAAGAATAATGGCAAATACTTGTAGAACAGATGTAAAAATTGTTGCTTCAAAAGAAGCAGTTGACTTTTTGTATGGAAAGTTTGAAAATATGAATGATGGGAAGTATCCAAATGAAAAGGAAACTCCACATATTGTAGATGTATTTGGTGCTGATGCTGAATTATTTATTGATAAAGTAGGTTCAAAGTGGATTACAATTTACGATTATAGCACCTATGAGAATGAATTTGAAGTTAGCTTTGAATCAGCTTGGTATCCACCATCAGATCTATTGAAAGAAATGCATCGACAGTTGATGGCTATTGATCCGGATGCTACATTTACAGCACGTTATTGGGATGAAGCATACGATCCTATTGGAGTAATTAAGATTACAGATGCCGGCCAGTACCTAACTGTTGAGACCGAACCTGAGCCTGAAGACGAATTCGAAGGTGAGTACTACTGGGATGATGTAATCGATCCAGAGTTTGCTCGACTAGAAAGAAAATTAGGAATAGCGTAAGCCTATACGCTTAAAATACCTGGCAGTTATAAATTATATTTAAAATGGCAAAACACGTTGTTGTTAGTCTTTCAGGAGGGATGGACTCCTCTACGTTACTTCTAAAAGCTCTTAAAGAGTTTGATACAGTAACAGCAATGTCTTTTGATTACGGTCAAAAGCACAGAGTAGAGCTTGAAAGAGCTCAAGAGTTGGTAAAGTACTTGAGTGATAACGGTCACTCTGTTAATTACCGAGTAATCAAACTAGACGGCTTGGTTGACCTGCTCAACTCGGCTCTAGTAACAGGTGGTGCTGAAGTACCTGAAGGTCATTACGCAGAAGAGAATATGAAAGCTACTGTTGTACCGAACCGAAACAAAATCTTCAGTTCAATTTCTCAAGCTGTAGCACTTTCTATTGCAAATGAAACTCAGGAAGAAACTTCCATTGCGTTGGGCATTCATGCTGGTGATCATGCGATCTATCCGGACTGCCGACAGGAATTTCGGGATGCAGATGACGCTGCTTTCCGCACTGGTAACTGGGACGCTGAGCGCGTATCTTATTGGACTCCTTATCTTGAAGGCGATAAGTTTACTATTCTAGAAGACGGACTGGTATTATGTGAGAAGCTAGGAATAGACTTTGATGAAGTTTATAAGCGTACTAACACCTCTTATAAGCCAATCAAGTACTATCACCGTCCAGAGACTAATGCCTGGACTTGGTACTCAGACTACAAATCAGCTTCTTCAGTAGAGCGTATTGAAGCTTTTATTAAGCTAGGACGACCTGATCCTGTAGCGTACGCTGATGAGACCGGCCCAGTGAGCTGGGAGGTAGCACGTGAGCATGTTGAAAAAGTTTTAGCAGCACACGCAAATTAATTAGGGGGGAGCTTGTCTCCCTCCCTATTTATTCTTATATTAAGAGTGTCGGAGCACCACTATAAAAACACCGGATGAAAAAGTTACTACTATTATTACCTCTGCTCTGGGCTTGTGAAACGATTGAGCCCTATGTTCCTGAACCTTGTCAGGAATGTACTACTATTCATAGAGTAGATACTATTCAACATCCTGGAACTTATTATCAAGACGGATACTGGCATTTACAATATTCAGGTATAAATTACTTCCAGGTTATCGGTCAGTTAGATTCCCTACATCCTCAATATGTTATAAATGGAGTACCGCTACTTCAAGTAGTATATGATAGCGATACCTGGTATGTATTTGATACCATTGCTATGCAAATACCTCTGTACTCTCCATTTACTTCCCAATATACTTCCCCAAGCTTTAATTACCCTATCTCAACAGGAGATACTACAATCTATATTACAAATCCTAACTACATTATAAATGCAGTAGGTTATACGTTTGGAAGTACAAACTTTGTGAATGCTATGCACACATACCAGCCCCGGTGTGAAGTACTGGTGTTTGAAGAGATGGTGGGAGATACGATTAATGTCTTCACAAGAACGCGTTATAACTACGATCTAGGTACTCAGATAATAGTAAACGATACAATTAAAGTTATAGTAGAATGAAAAAACAGTTATTAGTAGAGCCTGTTCTTCCGAAAAGTAAGAACATTGAAAAGATGCCTGATCAGAAATGGCATCAAATTATCTCATTTATTAAATCCGGAGTCCGTATTCTTGGTTACGCACTGCTTATTGTTGATATCCCAACAGCAATGGTGGTACTGGTCTTGAGTGAGGCAGTCGGCATAATCGAAGAATTAGTATGAAGTATTTGTATTTCTCAGCACCTTGGTGCGGTCCTTGTAGAATGTTAGGTCCAACAATGGAAAAAGTAGCAGCAGAAGGAATTGCTGTAGAAAAAATTAACATCGATACGGAAGAGCTCCTAACGATGGAATACACAGTCCGCAGTGTACCTACTGTAGTACTGATTGATGATTCTGGAAAAGAATTTGCTCGTACAGTTGGCGCTAAGCCATTAAGTCACTATATTGAACAATATAATAATTTTACAAATGTATAAGTCAAGAAAGAAGTTTGATGGCTTTAGTACTTGCTTCCGTCAATGGAAAGCGAATACTACACACTGTCAGTACCTACACGGCTATGATGTAGAGTTTGAAGTAACGTTTGAAGGAGATCTCGATCACCGTAACTGGGTATGGGACTTCGGAGGTATGAAGCGAGCTAAGAACCTGATCGACGGTATGCAACCTAAAGAATGGATGGAGCATATGTTCGATCATACTGTAGTTGTAGCAGAAGACGATCCTGAACTAGATAACTTCAGAGATATGGCCGACAGAGGCGTTATTCAGTTACGAGTAGTAGAGGCAGTAGGTGCAGAGAAATTTGCTGAATTTCTTTACCACAAGCTAAATGACTTCGTACAGACAGAGACAGACGGCCGAGTTAAGGTCATTAAAGTTAAATTTATGGAGAACCACAAAAACTCAGCAATCTATGGCGCTTAAGAGAATTGAAGATTATAATAAGGTACTGCCGATTGTAGAGCTTTACCGATGTGTACAATCAGAGGGTAGTCGTTTTGGACGTCCTACTATCGCTGTACGTACTACAGGATGTACTCACCGCTGCTACTTCGGTGAAGGAGGTTGGTGTGATAGCTGGTATACCTCTATCCATCCAGAGAAAGGTGGTTATTCATTTAACGATATTATTAAGATTTACGATGAGAATCCTCACGTAAAGGAGATGATGCTAACAGGAGGTAGCCCAACAATGCACCCAGCCTTAGTAAATGAGATTACTCACTTTGCTAAAGAAAGAGGTATTATTGTTACTATTGAGACTGAAGGTTCTCACTTCCTTGAGACGGACTATCCTCTTGATCTTATCTCTCTATCTCCTAAGTTCTCTAATAGCGTACCCGTAGTAGGAGCTGTTACACCTCAAGGCGCTATTGCAGATGAGAAGATGATTAAGCAACATAACAAGTTCCGTATCAACAAAGATGCTATCCGTCAGACTTTGGACTATCATACTGATTACCACTTTAAGCCGGTATGGGACGGTAGCGCAGCGAATCTAGTAGAGATTGAAGCATTTAGGGTTGAGATGAATATTCCTAAAGACAAGACTTTTGTTATGCCTGCAGGTGATACTCGTGAGACTTTAATTGAAATGTACCCAATCGTATTTGAGATGTGTGCCGAGCACGGTTACAATATGACCGGACGTGATCACATCATTGCCTACGATACTAAGAGAGAAGTATAATGCCAAACGGATACTTAGGAGCTTTATGGTTGATGTGGAGTAATAGCGCTATCGAACCAGCACACGTTATTAAAGCCCTAAGTATCTACGGCTATAAATTAGATGCATTAACCAAACAGGGCTTAGTAGCCTCAAATGAAAATACACGTTTTGAATATAAAGAGTATACTTCTTGGAGCTAGTCTGTTCTTTCTAGGACAAGTAATAACCTTCTACCAGCTTAACGGACAGTTTATCTGGAGCTGGTTTAAAAAGTACGAATGGGCTGTTGCTCTATTTGGTATACCTATTTCGTTCATTTTTATCTGGGCTACCAGAACAGCAGTCGCTGGCTTTGACGGTTTACTATGGCCTGCTCGTTTTATAGGATTCGGTACAGGAATGATAGTTTATGCCTTCTGCGTATGGTACTATATGGGAGAGCCGATATCCACTAAGACTGCTATTAGTCTCCTTCTAGCTCTAGTATTAATCTGTGTTCAAGTACTCTGGAAATGAGTTATATTATAGGTTCTAAGTGTATAGATGTTAAAGACAGTGGATGTATGGATGTATGTCCTGTTGACTGTATATACGAGGACCTACAGCAAATGTTCATTAACCCAGATGAATGTATTGATTGCGGAGCTTGCATTCCAGCTTGCCCAGTAGAAGCTATTTGGGACAGTGAAGAATGGGCTATTAGGATGGGTGATCAAGCATCTGTACATGCTAACTATAAGCATTTCGGATTAGAATATAAATGAGAAGAAAAGATATAATAACATTAAATGATGACTGGTATGAAGTTCAGAGAGTACTTAGAGAGGATCGTCAATGGGATGTTGAAATTCTTAAACAGTACTGGTCTTGTACACATACCTTCCGTAAAGACGGTCTACTCTATTTTTGTAGAGAGATCCCAAAAATTGAATATCAACAAATATGAAAGTAACCCTAAATCATGTAACTCCGGACGCGGAGAATGCAATTGTAAAAATTGCTAGAGTATCCTCTAAACGTACCGACAAGGTAGAGAAGCCTGAAAGGCTACTACACTACCTTATCAAGCATAAGCATTGGTCTCCATTCGAGCACGGATATATGTCTGTAGAGATTGAGACTTCTAAAGCTATTGGTATTCAGTTAATTCGTCACCGCTCTTTTACCTACCAAGAGTTCTCACAACGTTACCAGGATGTAAGCTTAATTGACGGTATGTTTGAGAGTGTAGAGCTAAGAAAACAAGCTGAAGATAATAGACAAAGCTCCACTGAAGTATTTAACCCAGACGTATTCTATGCCGGATACAGTACTGCAGCTTCAGCTCAGATCGGTAAACACTTTAGAGCTTCCCAAGATCTTTATAAGCGACTCCTTGATGAAGGTGTAGCAAGAGAAGTAGCTCGAATGGTATTGCCACTATCTACTAAAACTAAGATTCACATGACCGGTTCTATTCGTTCATGGATCCACTTCTTAGATCTCAGAGATGATGCTCATGCTCAGAAAGAGATTCAAGATGTAGCAAAAGAGATCAAGAAGATCTTTATCGAACAATTCCCAGTAATCTCAAAATCACTAAACTATTAATTATGAAAAAATGGCAGCACTTTACTTTCTTGTTATGGGTGGCATTCTCGGTTTACTCCTTTACAGCCTCTGGTCAGAAATCTTTAAGAGACAGCGTTGAATGGAACACTCCTTACTTTAGAATCTGGTATTCAGAACCTCTAGAGAATCCTTTATCAGTACGTTACGGTGTAGCTTGTCCTACAGGTACTGCTTCTAGATCAGGAATGGACTTCCACAAAGAAAAAGGAATTCATACTTCCGATAACGATGACTATGTAGCCAACGAATGGGACAAAGGTCATATGGCTCCTGCCGCAGACTTTAACTGTACCCGTGAAATGCTATTGGAGACATTTACATACGTTAACTCTTCCTTGCAGCACCAATCTCTCAATAGAGGTGTATGGAAGAAGCTAGAGACTCGAGAAAGAGAATTAGCATTAGGACACGAAGTACAAGTCTTTATCCGAGTAGAATTCTCAACTAATCCTGAAAGAGTACCTGGCGGTGCTGCTATCCCTTCCGGATACTATAAGGAACTAAAAGTTGCAAATCGCCGAGAATGTTACTATTTTAAGAACGAGAAACCTGTAACATCAGAGCTCTCAGATTATAAATGTCCTTGCAGAAATGCAATTAATTAGTACGCATCCTATTAAGAAATCTGACCTCGGCTTTCATGCTAACCTCTTTGGAGGTAAGCTGTTAGCCTGGTTGGATGCTGCTGGAGCAGCTATGGCAATGGAGGTAGCTGATACTCCTAGAATGGTTACTATCAAGATAGACGAATGTCTTTTTAAGAAACCAGCCAAAGAAGGTCAGTTGTTAAAAATTTATGGAAAGGTAGCAGAAGTTGGAAATACGTCTTTAACTCTCTATCTTGAAGCTAGAGCACATAACGTATACTCAGGAAGTCAGTCGGTAATACTCTCCACTAAGATTAAGTTTGTACGTATTGATGAAAATAATGAACCAATTCCAATCTCAGATAGAATTAGATTAAAGTATGCAACAGTTAATTGACGCAAAGGATATTGATATCCAAACTAAGATCATCGCTAAGAAGATCTCAGCAGAGCACAATGGAGATAAAACTCCAATCGTTATGGTAGGGTTATTGAATGGAGCATTTATGTTCTATGCAGACCTAGTACGCAACATTACAGTAGACGTAGAATGTGATTTTATGAGAATAAGATCATACGTCAGTAAAAAGAAACAAGGTGATATTCAGATCACCAAAGACTTAGAGACGCCTGTTAAAGGAAAGCACGTCTATATCGTAGACGACATTTACGATTCGGGTAATACAATGGATGCTGTGATTGAATACCTTCAGGTCAAACACCCAGCCTCGATTAATATTGTTACTCTACTGACTAGAGAAACTTCTAGGATACCCCCAGTACCTTCCTATCATGCATTCACTATCAAGGATGAATGGGTAGTAGGCTTTGGAATGGATAACGATAAAGGTTATGCAAGAAATTACAGAAGTGTGTTTGCACTCTGAAATAGTTTTCGTATATTAATAAGAGGTGTCGAAGCACCACCTAAAAAAACAAATTATATGGCAGATAAAAAACGTTATGATGTAGAACTCGCTCAAGCCGGGTTCGCTAATGGTGTCTCTTCTCAACTGGCTGAGAAGTTTAAAGTTCATTCTATGAACTCTATGCACTTAACAGATCAAGAGAAGCATACTATTATTGAGAATGCTGCAAAGGCATTCGGAGAATTCCTAGATGCTCTAGGATGTGACTGGCGTGATGACCCTAACTCATCTGATACTCCTCGTCGAGTAGCTAAGGCTTATGTAAACGACTTATGGGCAGGACGATTCAATCCTATGCCTGAGATCACAGCCTTCCCTGCTGATGGTTATGATGGTATTGTATTTGAGGGTAATATTCCTTTGACCTCGATGTGTTCGCATCACCACCAGACTATTCAAGGTCGAGTTCATATTGCTTACATTCCAGGTCCTGGAGGTAAGGTAATCGGTCTATCTAAGCTCAATCGTATTGTAGAGCATTTCGGACGTAGAGGTGCTATTCAAGAGCAGCTTACTGTTGCTATTCATAATGCAGTTCATACTGTTTGTGAAGGTAATGTAGGTGTAGCAGTTATGGTAGAAGCTACTCACAATTGTGTATCATGCCGCGGTACTAAACACGCTGGTGCGTCAATGAAGACTTCTAAGCTATCAGGTAGCTTTATGTACGAAGACTCAGCACGAGCAGAATTTTATGAATTTGTTAAAGGTTACGCATGCAAATGAAACGAGCAAAAAGTGTCCCATTTATCGACGAAGTAGAGATCTTCAACGATACGTTCGGTAAGCCGAACAATTACACTCCTATTATTCCTAATGATAAGAAACTTACTAACTTCGTAGTAGATTTTATTAAAGAAGAGACTGACGAACTAGCACACGCTATTGAAGAGAAAGATATTGTAGAAGTACTAGATGCTATCTGCGATCTACTTTACGTAGCTATTGGAAATGCTACCATGGTGTTTGGATTGAAGAATAAGATCGTACCAGCTTACCGAGAGGTACAGGCATCGAATATGTCTAAGAGCTGTGCGACTGTAGAAGAAGCAGAAGAGACTATTGCTCTCCGTTCTCAACAGCACGGCGAGTGTTACTTCCGTAAGGTGGGAAACCGTTATGTTGTTTATCGCAAAGCGGACGATAAGGTTATGAAATCTATTAACTACTTCGCTCCTAATCTTGAGCAGTTCTTTACTCCAGAAGAAATCGAAAACGCTAAGCAATGAGTCCAAAAGAACTGGTAGAACAAAATAGTATCTTCTTAGAAGACCTACAACGCTGGGTTGTACCTTTAGAAGTAGTAGAGGAAGCCTTGCAGATCAAGAGCGCTAAAGAGCTTGAAGATAATTTAGGTAAACTTCAAGATAGTATGTTAGAATTAAACAAGTTATTTAACGATTTAGGAAACGCCAATGGTTAAGATTGCACACGAGAGTCCTATTGCTAGCTTTGACACTATTCAGCAGTATACGGATTATGATTACGCTTTAGTACATCTCTTTGAAGAGAACGAAACTTATTTAGATAAGTTTGTAGAAGCACGAGATAAAGGACGAGAGATTATTCTCGATAACTCTATCTTTGAATTAGGAAAAGCTTTTGATTCAGAACGCTTTGCTTTCTGGATTGATTATTTAAAGCCTACCTGGTACATCGTACCTGATGCATTAGAGAATGTAAAGCGTACTTGTGCTAATATGGCTGAGTGGAACTTTAAGTATGCAGATCATCTAGCAGCACCTAGTAAAAAGATTGGAGTACTACAGGGAAAGACTTACTCTGAGCTTATCAATTGCTATGACTACATGATTAATATAGCAAAGGTAGATATGGTGGCTATCTCTTTCGATTACAGTTATTACGAACAGCTCGTACCACACCCTAACAAGTATGTTAGCTGGATGCTAGGCAGAGTTGTGCTCTTAGGTAAGATGTTACGTGATGGAGTAATCAACCCAGATATCCCTCACCACCTACTAGGCTGTGGACTTCCTCAAGAGTTTGCTTTCTATAAAGACTACGATTGGATCTACTCACTAGATACTTCTAACCCAGTAGTACACGGTTTGTTGGGAATCGAGTATAAAGATCAAGGGTTGTGGGATAAGGCATCAATCAAGTTATTTGAGATGATTAATATGACTCCTACCTCTGAGCAGGTTACTTCAGCAGTTTATAATGTTCAACGCTTTAGATGGTTCGCACATGGTAGCAACTCGTCCGTGGATAGCATTCTTTAGTCAGACTGGATCTGAGATTGTTCAGGTTAGTAAGCAGTTAGGTCGCTGGCCTGACCTTATTATTACTAATATCAGGCCTTCTCATTTACGTACTATACATCCTGAGATTCCTACAGACCTATTAAAGTATACTCAGAATAGACCTGAGGAGCATGAGCTTGTATGGCTGATGAGTGCAATAAGTGATAACCCTGTTGTAACTTTACACGGATGGTTAAGAGTAATGCCTGCTTCTATCTGTAATCGCTATGAAATCTATAACGGACATCCAGGATTGATTACTAAATATCCAGACCTAAAAGGAAAAGATCCTCAATATAGAGCCTGGGAAGGTAACTATAAGACTGCTGGCTGTGTTATTCACAAAGTAACTGCCGGAGTAGATGAAGGAGAAGTTCTAGTGGAGCGAGAAAGTATACATAAGATGTTGCCTAAGAACGATATTTTTCGTATCTTACATGACACATCAGTAGAGATGTGGATAGAATTTTTACATAATAAACTATGGTTAGACGAATTGCATTAGTAGGAGCTAGTAGTACTGGTAAGACTACTGTGTATGAGTTATTGAAAGCTAAACTACCTAAGTATGAGTTTATTAACGAAAGTACTCGTACGGTAGCTAAGTTTGGCTTTCCTATTAACGAAGCAGGTACTACTGAGACTCAGTTAGCTATTTCTTCTTTTCACTTAGAGGCTTTGCTTAAGCCTCATAGTTTGATTCTAGATCGTTGTTATCTAGACTTAGTTGTATACTCTAAGCATATGCCTGCTTTATCTTCTCAAGGCTTAGACTTTATTGAAGATACTTGGACTAGAGTGCAGGATGAGTATACGCACTATATTTATTTCCCTATTGAATTCGATGCTGTGGATGATGGTCAGCGCAGTGTAGATGAAGCTTGGAGAAAGATTATTGATGAAGAGTTTAAGTATCAACTCGATTTAACTGACCGTCATTATTTAACTGTTACTGGCTCACCATTGCAGCGAGTAGATCAAATTTTAAAATACATAAAGTAAATGGAAGAAGTAAAGAACTACAATGCAGTCGTTGAGATTGCTGGTAAACACCTCGGTAAGGTAGGTGGAGAAGGTTACTCAGATCAGTACAATGCTGAGTTGCTAGTAGCAGTACCTCGTTATTTAAACCGAGAAGCTTACGGAATTGAGGAGAGTAATCTTCCATTCGTAGGAGTAGATGCTTGGAACGCTTATGAAGTTTCAGCTATTACTAAAAAAGGTCAGCCTGTAGCAGGTATGTTAAAGATTGTATGCCCAGCTAATACAGAGTTTCACGTTGAGTCAAAGTCTATCAAATTATACTTGAACTCTTTGAATATGACTCCGATGGGTCAGACAGCTAAGGAGTGTATCAAGGAGATTGAAACAACAGTAGCTAAAGACCTAACTGACCTACTAGGAGGAAATGTAACCTGTACCTTCTTCGGCAATACATACACTCCAGAGTTTGAGTTTGATGGCTTTACAGACTTAGGTGCAACAGTAAACCTTGACAACATTGAGTTTACAGCCTTTAAGTCTGATGCAGGTCAGCTTGAGATTGGCGGCAATCTTCCAATGTCTGTTACAACTAAAGTAAGTTCTAACTTGCTACGTAGTAACTGCCGAGTAACTAACCAGCCTGACTGGGGTGATATCTACATCCATATGCAAGGTCATAACTCAATTAAGCTTGAGTCACTAGCCAAGTATATCGTTAGTCACCGTACAGTATCTCACTTCCATGAAGAGATCTGTGAGATGGTATTTACTCACCTTCAGCAAGCCTATCAACCTGAGAAGCTTATGGTAGCATGTTTATATACACGTCGTGGTGGATTGGATATTAATCCTATTCGAGCTACACATAAAGATATGATCCCAGGATGGTTTACTGATTCGGGTAAACGAATGAGAAAAACTTTACGTCAATAAGTTGGAGCCTACGGGCTCCTTTCTTATCTTTATAGAGTATTAAAAAGTAACGGTTATGAGTAAGACTGAAGTAGTAGAGCTGATTGAGACGCTTAATAAATGTAGAGAGCTAGCATCAAAGCTTAAACTTGACCCTGATCAGCTAAGTGGCCTGTACGGTGAAGCAGTAGCCTTGTTAGTTATAAAAGAAATTATTGGAGATAAAGAATACACACCAGCACCACCTCGTGAAAATAATATCGACGGTACAGGTAAGCTTGGAAGGTATTCTACAAAGTATCTTAGCCCTAAGATGCACGTACCTAAATCTTCAGAACGAAATCTTGTAACTCTACATTCAGACTTAGATTTTGATTTTCTACTTATCGTCTGTGATACAGGAGAAGTATTTAACGTACCTCGTCAGGTAATAGTTAACCAAAGCGCATTTAATCTACACGAACGCCGTGAGCGTAAAATGATTAATTGGATGACGATGGGTAGTCGCAAGAAGCGTGCAATTCGTCCGACTAATGATAACTGGAATACTCTGGTAGAAAACTACCTAGTTTGTAATCTAAATGAAATTTCTTATCTTTAATATATGTCGATAGAAAAAAAGTATTATACGGTTACAGATAAGGAAACTGTTAACCTACTCATCCAGCACATTAACGAATCAAACGTTATTGCGTACGATACCGAGACCGACTCCCTTAACATGCGTAAGGGTAAAGTAGTCGGCTTCTCCGTCTCAGGTGATATTGGTATTGGTTTCTATATGCCAACTATGGCTTGGAATCACGCTACTGAGACTCTAGATGAACTTCAGATCGAAGGCATCGGTTGTCATACCTTAGCTAAGAAGATCTTAAGTATGCTAGTCGGTAAGAAGCTTGTGATGCACAACGCATCGTTTGACTGCCGATTTACTAAGAACTTCTACGGTGTTAACTTACTAGATAGTCTCTGGGTTGATACTGCTCTGCTAGTACATACCGTCCAAGAAGAAGGAGCAGGTATGGGAGTATTCGGTCTTAAGCCTCTAGCTATTTCTATTCAAGAGCACATCGGTCTAGATGTAGAGAAGGCTGCTAACGAAGAGCAGATCGAACTGAAAGAGTCTATCAAACGTAACGGAGGCTCAGTAACTAAGGAAAGCTTTGAGATCTACAAAGCAGACATGGACGTACTATCAAAGTATGCCGCTGCCGATACTGACTTAACTCTCCGAGTATGTACTTACTTTATTCAGAAACTTAAAGAAGAGAACTTAGAGCAGTTCTTCTTTGAAGAGGAAGTTATGCCTCTGTACCGTGAAGTAACTATTCCTATGGAAGAGATGGGAGTAGATTTAGACTTAGAGCTACTAGAAGAGACTAAGAAAGAGATTATTGAAGATCTTCAGAAGAATAAAAAGATTGTACTTGACTCTATTCTAGCTCTACCAGCCGGTAAAGAATGGGTTGTAGATACTGCTCTAAAAGAGTTCCCACCTTCTCATAAAGGAACATGGGCACAATACTTAGCTATGCGTTACTCTTTACCTCTGCCTAAATCTGAGAAGACCGGTAAGTACTCTATTACTCAAAAGACTGTAGGAGAGCTAGAAGATTCTCCTGCTAAAGAGTACCTCTTAACTGGAAACTTAGATGTGCTGAATGAAATGGAGGTACTTAAAATCTCTATGGCATTATGGAAAGAGAAGAATGATGGGGAGTATATCAACATTCAATCTAAGAAACACTTAGGTGAACTTGTATTTGACTATATGGGTATTAAACCTCTTGTATCAGGAGCTAATACTAAGTCCGGTCGTGATAAGTTTGACATGGATATGATTGAAGAGCTCTCTAAAGACTACGAATGGGCTGAGAATCTTCGTATCTATAACAAGCTACTTAAGATTAAGTCTACTTATATCGATCGCTTTGTAGATAATCACGAAGACGGACGTTACTACTTCTACTTTAAACAGAACGGTACTGTATCAGGCCGTTATGGTTCAGATGCTCAGCAACTACCTAAGCCTAAAGAGGAAGGAGAAGATGCTCCTATCATCGTCAAGTATACTAATATCGTCCGTGCTTTCTTAACCTCAGGACCAGGACGTAAAATTATCGATGCTGACTACGAGTCATTGGAACCTCACTGCTTTGCTTCTGTATCAGGAGACATTAACCTTCAGGAGATCTTTAACAACGGATGGGACTTCTACTCTACTGTTGCTATCAGAACTGAGAAGCTAGATGAGCAGCGAGATAAGTACCCTGACGGAGTATCAGCTGATAAGAGAGCTCCTAACTACCTTAAGAAGTTAGACCCTGTTAAGCGTAACCAAGCTAAGGCTTACTCCCTCGGTATTGCATATGGTATGGAAGCTTACGCTCTAGGAATGACACTAGGCATCTCTCAGAAAGAAGCCGAAGTACTTGTAGATGGTTACCTAAATGGATTTCCTCAACTTAAGCAGTGGCGTATTAACTCTCGTAAGCAGGTTAAAGAGCATGGCTTTATTAAGAATAAGGTAGGCCGTATCCGTCACCTACCTAAAGTTAAAAAGATGTACGATACTTTCGGAGACCAGATCATGGACTGGAAGTTCCGGAAAGACCTTTCAGAACGTTATGGCAAGGATCAAGTACTACAATGGTACCGTGACTACCGAAACGGACTGAATAACTGTTTGAACTACCAACTGCAGAGCCTTGCAGCGGCTGTCGTAAACCGAGCGGCAGTACAGATCAATCGCAAGCTGAAAGAGCTTGGGATCGACGGCCGTGTTCAAGCACAGGTACATGACCAGTTGATCATTAACGTACCAGAAGACCAGGCAGAGTTTGTAGCTCCTATCGTAAAAGAGATTATGGAGAGTACTACCAAGCTTGAAGGAGTAACTCTAAAAGCACCTCCTGAGATTTCTTATAACTGGAGAGACGGCCACTAAAAATAAATCGTATATATTTATATGAAAGAGCAGGGAGCCGCTCATAAGATGACTCACCGAATGGGAGTCGGGTTACATAAATTACTAACTAAATAGATCTAAGGACTATGACACAAATCAACTACAAGTTGTGGGATAATAACGTATCCTCAACATTTGATATCCTTTTCAAGGATTTCTTCAATCAGAACTCTACCTTTAATTCTCCGGTAGACAACAAGATCGGACACCCGGTCGACATTTACGAAACACAACACGGACTATTTTTCGAGATTGCCTGCACAGGTCTTAGCAAATCAGATGTTGAGATTAATGTGGAAGGTGACGTACTCCGTATTGTACATAACTCAGAGGACAGGCTTAAAAAAGATCCTGAGAACCTCAGAGTGTATCACAAAGGAATTGCCAAACGTTCCTTCAATTTAGGTTATAAGATTGCTCGTAGATTTGACATGGAAGCTATCGATGCTAAGATGCAGGATGGTCTCTTAACAATTAATATCCCTCACACTGAGGAAAATAAACCTACGAAAGTTAAAATTAAATAAGTTATAGAGTTGGCTCCCTGTACTCTTTTTCGTATATTAAGAGTATAATCAAAACAAGTTATGGCAAGAGGAAAAAAGGCTGGGCATGTAAAGCCCCAAGTAACAATCAAAGACGATATGTTAACACCGTACTATATTAGTATGGATGAAACTCAGTACACTTTAATGATCGAAGGTTCTACTTTACCTTTAGGTTATTATAGCAGTCTAGAAGGAGCAATCAAAAGAGCAGCTCGATACCTTACAGTTGAAAGTCTTAATCAACAGACAGTAGATCTTACAGACTTTCTGAAGGCCTATGATAATGTAATCACACAATTAAATAATCGCATCCCAGTATGAAAAGATTAGTACCTATGAATGACCGCTTGGTCGTTAAACCTATAGAAGAGACTGAGCAGATGTACGGTAACATCATCATCGCTGATATGGGTAAAGAACGTCCTGAGATGGGCGAAGTTATTGCTGTAGGACCTGGACGTATGTCCGAATACGGTAAATTTATCCCAGTTAACTTTAATGTAGGTGATATTGTATTGCTACCTAAGATTGGAACCCTCCGAGTAGAGTTTGAAGGCGAAGAGTTCTACATTGCTCAATCTCGAGAAGTTCTCTGTAAAGTACAAGAAACATATAATCCAGAATCAGATCACGAATTACTATGAGTAAACGTATAGAATTTTCAAATGATGCCCGTAAAGGTCTTCTTAACGGTGTAGAGAAACTTTCAAATGCTGTAACAGCTACGCTAGGTCCTAACGGACGTAACGTTATTATCGAACAGCAGCAAGGTAACCCTATCTCTACTAAAGACGGTGTTACAGTAGCTAAGGCTGTTGAATTAGAAGATACAGTTGAGAATATGGGTGCACAGCTTGTTAAGCAGGCATCTATTAAAACAGCAGACGGTGCCGGTGACGGTACTACTACATCAACTCTGCTAGCAGCTGAGATTTACAAACACGGTTTAGGTTCTTTAGACTTCCATAATGCTACTGATGTCAGTCGCGGTATTGCTAAAGCTACTACAGCCGTTGTAGATTACTTAGAGAAGAATGCTAGAGAGATTACAGATGAGAATCAGTTGCGTCAAGTAGCAACTATCTCAGCTAACAACGACCCAGAAGTGGGAGAGCTTATCGCTTCATCGATGGACAAGGTGGGACGAGAAGGCGTAGTGACGATTGAGGAGTCTCGCACAGGTGAGACTTACCTCGAGGTTGTTGAGGGTATGCAGTTTAATCGAGGATACAAGTCTATATACTTTGTCACGGATAACAATTCCATGACTGCCGTTTTGAGCAACCCTCTCGTTTTGATTACAGATAAGAAAGTCACTGCCGCAAAAGAGCTACTGCCAATCCTTGAGGCTTGCTCTTCACAGAACAAACCATTGCTCATCATCGCTGATGACATCGATGGCGAGGCTCTCTCCACTTTGGTCGTTAATAAGATGCGAGGCATCCTTCAAGTAGTAGCAGTTAAAGCTCCAGACTTTGGAGATCGTAAGAAAGCTATGCTAGAAGACATTGCTGTGTTAACAGGAGGTCAAGTAGTAAGTACTGAGAAAGGTATGCGACTTGATAAATTCAACCCAGACTGGTTAGGTTCTTCTCGTAAGATCACTATCGGTAAAGACGATACTACGATTGTAGACGGTAAAGGAGACACGGAAGCTATCAGTGCTCGCATTGAGGAGATTAAAGCTCTTATCGATAATAGTAAATCACCTTTTGAAAAGGAGACCCTACAGGACCGCTTAGGACGATTGATCGGAGGCGTGGCTATCGTACACGTAGGAGGTCAGTCTGAACTTGAGATGAAAGAGAAGAAAGACCGAGTAGAGGATGCCCTTCACGCTACTAAAGCAGCTCTAGAAGAAGGTATTCTACCCGGAGGAGGTATTGCACTCCTTAATGCAGCACAGGTACTAACGATACCAGAAGGCTTAAACTCCTCAGAAGTAGAAGGTTATAGAATTCTAATGAGCGCTATTGGAATGCCTTTTGATACTATTTTAAGCAATGCAGGCTTTACAAAAGATAGAATCGAGAGTATTCTAGAAAAGATTGTTGAATCGGATAACTTCTGGCAAGGATTTAATCTCCGTACTGAAGACTATGTAAATATGTTCGACGAAGGGATTATCGATCCTGCTAAGGTAACACGCCTAGCATTAGAGAATGCTTCTTCTATCGCACGTACTATGTTGACTACCGAGTGTATTATCAGCAACGTTAAAGAAGAGAACAAACAAGAGATGGACTTTAATCAATTTATGTAATGAGTAAGATCACAGGACGTCAACGCTACTTAGCTTTTACCGAATGGTATAACTGGGCACAGACTAAGTACCCTATCCTAAAGAAGAAAAAGAAACCACAACCTCAAAACTCTAACAATAATGAGCTTTAAATCAGGAGATGTTGTTCGTAGTATCGATCCTCGATGTGTGGGTAAGAACTTGAAGGTCTTAGAAGACAAAGGAGAGTTTCTAATCCTAGAAGATACTCAAGGAGAGATGTACAACGTATTTAAGAAGGACTGCCACAAGCAGATGTTGTTTGGTTAAGCCGAAGGGGCGGGCGAGGGGGCGTGTCTCTCTCCCCGCACCGAAGGTGCCACGCGCATTTTCTCTCAAAGTCCCTACCGGGCCTTGCTCCCGGGCTATTTATTAAAGTATTACTTGTCGTTTAACTGTCTATTACTTCCCAAGCATGAGTGAGAAGAGAATTGAGGAGTTGGGTCACCTCGCTTTCAATGAAGGTTTTTTTACACAATGGCACGATACTGCCTCCCTTTATATGAAGGAAAATCCCAAAGTAGAGAGAGTCGAAGCGTACGAACAAGCATACAAAAAGTATTCCCGAACAGTTGTAAATAAGTAATAAAGTTCTTATCTTTAAGTTATGAGCGAATTTAGATTTTTGTATTGGGACGACTATGGAACGCCGGAGGGAGACAAAACAGGAGAGACACCTAGCACAGCTAATACGCCGGAAGATGATTCAAAAGGATCACGGAAGTCAAAAGGAGTATAAGCGAGTAAACAAGAGAGTGTGGGATGACGAAGATTGATTGGACAGACGAATACGATAATTGGTCTCCCGACCTCCCGTTAAGTTGGCACTCGGTAGAAAAAAATAAAGAAAGTTTTCCCGAAGAGTTGTCCGAACAGTAAAACGTTCGTATCTTTATAGAGTTAATAAGAGGTTATGAGTAAAGAAGAAGAGTTGAGTTACGTAAGCGAAATACTGGCACAGGCGATGTATCACGGATTAGAAGCCGAGATAGTCTTAGACGCCTTAGAATTAATCAAAGAAAATCCGAATACCGATCCAATCCTTGCGCTGCAGCTTGCAGCTGCGGACTGGGATGTGTATGTCGAAACAAAGCAGCACGACTAGTGCTAAACTTGCTACTGTGGTGAAATAGGTAGACACGAGGGACTTAAAATCCCTTGGCCAGTGATGGTCGTGCCGGTTCGATTCCGGCCAGTAGTACACGGAAACCCATATACGGTTCTTTGACATGTTGGATAGATAGAATGCGGATGTGGTGTAATTGGTAGCCACGCCAGACTTAGGATCTGGTGCTTAATCGCGTGGGGGTTCGAGTCCCTTCATCCGCACATAATGAGAGGAGGAAAAGGTAAAATCCAAAGGTACGGTCGACGGGTCGTTTAAAACCTGAGGTACGGACTCTGATGCTGTAAGCGCGCTAAAGGAGTGAAGCCTCTCTATAATATGGTCCGATAGCTCAGCTGGATAGAGCAACAGCCTTCTAAGCTGTCGGTCGAAGGTTCGAATCCTTCTCGGATCACTACGCAGTCAGATGCATCTGGTTTCTCTATTCCATTTAAAGATAGAGTGGAGCTACAGTGGCAGGTTATGGTTGTCCTCTAACAACCAGCTCGGGATGTGGCGCAAGTGGTAGCGCACCTGGTTTGGGACCAGGGGGTTGGAGGTTCGAGTCCTGTCATCCCGACTAATTATTAAATGTTTTAAACATGAAAACAATCATTAAGTACTTCTTTCCGGTAATGTACCTGCTTTACATTGTAGGTATTGGTTTAAACGTATCAGTTGGCGACTATTCAGATGCTGGCTGGATCTTCAGCGCACTACTCTGGATGTTTAACTACCATATGCTTTACCTAAAGATTACTAAATAAAGAACCCAGACGTGTGCAAAGAGACTGAGTCTAGCCTCTAAATCCACTTCGGTGGTTGACTTTCGGGAAAAGATAGTGAGTGGGGAGTACGCCTACCGGACGGCGTCTCATTGATAACCTCCCCTATAAGCCTCCTTAGCTCAGTTGGTAGAGCCACTGATTTGTAATCAGTAGGTCGTTGGTTCGAGTCCGACAGGAGGCTCAGAGAGTAGGACTAATAGTTCAGCATACCGCTGCAGCGGTAAAAGTAAGTTGCTGTTAATAGGACGCCGAATCCTAACGCCTATTCTTTTTTACTGGAAGGTGGGTGAGTGGTTAAAACCGGCAGACTGTAAATCTGCTCCCTTACGGGTACGGCAGTTCGAATCTGTCCCTTCCAACAAATTGCGCTTATAGCTCAGTTGGTTAGAGCATCCGACTCATAATCGGCAGGTCCTAGGTTCAAACCCTAGTAGGCGCACTAATTATTATAAATGAAGTTATTTGTACCTTTAATCTGTTATAATCATACTGCCAATACAGAGTGGATGATGTCCACTATGAAGTTATTAAACTTTGTCAAGGATCAAAGTATACCTTGCACCTTCTATCCAATATTCTTTGAGAGTTTAGTTTCACGAGCACGCAATGCAGCAGTAGCACACTTCCTTCAAGATGAGGAAGCAACTCATTTATTGTTTATAGATTCCGATATCATCTTCGAACCTGAGGATGTTGTTAAGCTTATTCAAGCTAAGAAAGAAGTAGTAGGGGGTATGTACCCTAAGAAGTATATTAAGTGGGATCATATTAAAAAGTATCCTGAAGCTCAAAGAGTAGACTTTCCAGTTGGTACTTCTACAATCAACTCAGAAGGTTTTATTGAGACTAAATACGCTCCTACAGGCTTCTTGATGATAGCTAAGACAGCAATCAATAGACTAATTAAAAGCAATCCCCACCTCAAATATAGAAACGATATCGATGGATATGGAACAGGAGATACCTTCTATGATCTATTCCATGTAGGTATTAAAGGCGGTATCTATGAGAGTGAAGACTGGGGATTTAGTTCTCTATGGAGAGAAGAAGGTGAAGCAGTTTATATCCATCCTGAAGTAAACTTAAAGCACGTCGGATGGCATGAGTACGAAGGCAATTTAAAGAAATATATTTTAGAAAATCGATGAAGAAAGTTATATTTGCTCTCCCAGGTAGAGAGTTTTCCGGAAAGTTCTTACAGTCCTGGACTGAGTTAGTGTATGCCTGCCTACAGAATGGCATCCAACCTATTATGTCTCAGCACTACTCACCTCTATTGTACTACGTACGCAATATGTGCTTAGGAGGAGATAACTTAAGAGGAGTAGATCAAAAGCCTTTTGGCGGTCAATTTGACTACGATTACATTATGTGGATTGATTCCGATATCGTCTTTACTCCTGAGCACTTCTTTAAGCTTTTAAATCACGATAAAGATATCGTATCAGGTCTTTACATGATGAACGATAATGTTCACTATGCAACAGTTGAGGATTGGGATGATGAGTTCTTTTTGAAGAACGGACACTTTCAGTTTCTTAATCGAGAGATGGTCCAAGCTAAAGAAGGAAAGCTCTTTACAGCCGACTACACAGGCTTTGGATGGGTGCTTACTAAGAAGGGAGTATTTGAATCTCTAGAGTATCCTTGGTTCCAACCTATGTGGACTGAATATAATATTGACGGTAAACTCGTTAGAGACTTTACAATGGAAGATGTTGCCTTCTGTAAAATGATTAAGGAGAAAGGTTTTGATGTATGGATTGATCCGACTATCATTGTAGGTCACGAAAAGATGATGGTACTCTAATATTAAATTTGTATTAAGAGCTTGTATGTTTAAATTAAGTTCGTATCTTTATTACCAACGGTTGTATTATAATTTTGTTTAATTAAATTTTATCTTATGAAAAAAGGTAAGTTCTGGATGTTACTTGGAGCAATTGTGTTGTCTTCCAACGTAGCGTTCGCACAAGAGACCCCTGACTATACAGCTCTCGACTCGCTCTATCAGCTAGACGAAGTAACTGTAACCTCAGGGGTTATTGATATCGCTAAGGTTCGAGAGACACCTGTAGCAGTATCGACTCTGTCTTTAGCAGAGATCCAACTAAAGGTGGGTAACTTAGAGTTCCCAGAAGTAATGAACCGCACTCCAGGTGTATACGCTACCAAGCAAGGTGGTGGTTACGGCGACTCACGAATCAACCTTCGTGGCTTTGACCAGCGTAATACATCTATTCTTATCAACGGCCAGCCGGTCAACGATATGGAGAGTGGATGGGTTTATTGGTCCAACTGGCAAGGCCTTACTGATGTTGCATCTGGTATTCAGATCCAACGCGGCTTAGGTGCTTCCCGCTTAGCTGTTCCTTCTGTAGGTGGTACTATCTCCATCTTCACTAAGGCTGCAGAGAAGCAAGAAGGTGGATCTATCTCCCAGACTTCTGGTAACAATGGTTACTCAAAAACATCTGTTGTCTATAACACAGGTAAGGATGCTAACGGATGGGCTACATCTGTACTTCTTTCCAAGTGGCAAGGTGACGGATATGCGTACGGTACAGCCGGTGAAGGTTGGACCTACTTCACAGCATTAGGTTATGCTCCTGAAGGTTCCGATCACGCCCTTAACTTCTCCTTCTTAGGAGCTGGTCAATGGCACCACCAAAGAAGTGCATGGGTATCTATCCGTGACTATCAGAACTTTGGTGAAGAGGGGATTGACCGTCGTTGGAATACCGATGCTGGTTTCTTGAATGGTGAAGAGTTTAATATGCGTAGAAACTTCTACAATAAGCCTCTTGCTACTATTAACTGGGACTGGAACATCAACTCCAACTGGAAACTAAACACTTCATTGTACGGTTCAGCCGGACGTGGTGGTGGCACAGGACCACGAGGCGGTAACTTCCGTAATGGAGATATCGACTTCTATCCTTACAACAAGGACCTTACTGAGCATTACTTAGATAATGGTAGAGGTACTCGTGACTCAAATGGCTTTATTGATTTCAATGCTGCTATTGCTGTTAACCAAGGTACTACTAATGGTTACGGTACAACTGACTCACTTACTTCATCTCCGTTCTACGGCTTGTTAGTCGGTTCTAACGGTTACAGAAGTAACGATGTTAACAGAGCTGTATTAGTACGTCGTGCTTCTATGAACTCACACGACTGGTATGGAGCTATCTCTAACTTAGAAGGTCAGTTCGGTAAGTTAAGAACTTCTATCGGTGTTGATCTTCGTACATACAAAGGTTACCACTACCGTGTTATGAATGACTTGATGGGTCTTGACGCTTACTACTCAACTGGTAACAAGAACTCAGAAGGTCAGTTCATCACTACAACTGTTGCTGCTACTCCATTTACAGGTACTGGCTTGAACGGTCCTAAGATTGACTACTACAACAATGGTATCGTAGGATGGCAAGGCGTTAATGGTTTACTGGAGTGGGCTGATACTAAGCTTACTGCTGTAGTGCAAGGTGGATTATCTAACCAATCTTTCCAGAGAGAAGACTTCTTCGACCAGCCGACACTTCCTATCTCAGAAGTTGCTAACCTAGGAGGCGGATACTTAAAGGGCGGTGCTAACTATAACATTAACGAGTACTCTAACGTATTCTTTAATACTGGTTACATCTCTCGTCAGCCTCAGTTTGATGCTGTATTCCCTAACTATGCTAACCTTATTAACGAAGACCTACAGAACGAAGAGATTACCTCTCTAGAATTAGGTTACGGTTATAACAGCAGCAAACTTACCTTAAATGTAAATGCTTACTCTACAACGTGGGGTAATCGTTTTATCACTCGTGCATTGTTTAATGCTCAAGGTGATCAGGGTTACGGTCAGTTCCGTAATATCGACGTACGTCACAACGGTATTGAAGTTGAAGGTGTATACAACGCAACTCCTAAGTTGAAGTTGACTGCTATGACTTCTATCGGTGATTGGAGATACACTAAAGACTTTGATGCAGAGTTGTTCGACGATCAACAGCAATCAATCGGTACAGGTACTCTTTACTTAAAGGGTGCTAAGGTTGGTGATGCTGCTCAGTTCACTACTTACTTAGCTGCTGACTACCGCGCTAATAAGTGGATTGCTCTTGATTTAGGTTACCGCTTTGTAGATGGTCTTTATGCTGACTACTCTATTGTAGATGCTGTCTTTACTCAACCAGACAATGCTGGAGCTCTTAAGCTTCCTTCATACGGTTTAGTAGATGCCGGCCTTACTACTCGCTTAGGTGAGAAGTGGTCTTTGAGAGTAAACGTCAACAACTTATTTGATGCTACTTACATCGCTGAGTCTGAAACAAACATCCACGCTGATGAGAACTCTGTTACCTGGAATGGTATCGACGTTCGTAACTCAGTATGGTTTGGTTTCGGCCGTACTTGGAACGCTAGCTTGAAGTACAACTTCTAAGTTTCGGGAAATATATTTGAAGAGAGGGTGGCTTCGGTCACCCTTTTTTCGTATATTAAGGTCATGGAAAGTGTTATGAAGTACGACGAAAAGGATCAGTGTCCTTATCAACCTATCCACACCGAAGAGTGGTTAGAGGCTTTTTTTAAGAAAAACTATTTTAAGATGCCCTATAACCGCTTTATGTGGTGGAAGAGCTATACTCCTAAGACTCGTCCATTGACCGGTAAGGCTTCTCCTCTAGAGCGAGTTAAGAATGGAGACTTTGATCCTGCTCCTTATAAGTTTGAAGCTCAGTTGGTAGAGCATCGTCTACGCCGTAAGTGGTTTGAGCTTCAAGGAGACTGGCAGAAGTTCTTAGAGGTGTGTGCTGTAGATCTAGCTCGACGTAAACGTCTCTTAGAAGATCATGAGAAGGAAGAGAATCGCCGGTTAGAAGGCTTCTTTAAGTACGTAGGACGTATCTTCGGGATGAACCGGGATGAGATTATGCTTCACTTAGAGAGCTTTGCCGGTGAGACTGTACTTGAATTTTATAACTTTCTCCATGAGAAATACGATGATAAACCGTATTAAAACATAATCAGTATATATTTATATAAAAGAACACTAAATTAAATTATCATGTTAAAACGTTTTTGGAATTGGTTACTAGGTAAAACTACCATTGATGAAAAAGTAATCGAAGTTGTTGAAGAAGTAAAAGAAGACATCCAAGTTATTCGCGAAAGAGCTAAAAGAGTAGCTGAAGAGACTAGAGATGTACTTGAAGCTGCTAAAGAGGTTGCTAAGCAATCTAAAGATGTTGTTAGTGCTGCTAAAGGCGCTCCTAGAAAAGGACGTAAGCCTGCTAATAGAAAGCCAGCTAACAAACCAGCTACCGCTCCTGCTCCTAAAGTAGAAGCTCCTAAAGTTGAAGTAGTAGAAGCTGCTAAGAAACCTACCCCACGTCGTAGAAACAATCGTAAGCCAGCAGCTAAGAAATGAACCAACCTAACGTAAACGTAAGTTTAGATCAAACATCACCAGTATCGTGTGATGAATGCGGACACTTGTATTTTGAGCAAGCGCTCCATATCCGCAAAGTATCAGGCCTACTCACAGGTACAGGACAAACTTCGTACCTTCCTATCCCAGTCTTTGCATGTACCGCTTGCGGTCATATCAATACAGAATTTTTACCTAAAGAAGTTAAAGACCTGGGAAATGAACAAACCGCTGATTAGTATTCACTTCAACGAGCCTGTTTGGATGTATGATGGTATTCAAGAATCCATCTACAACGAGCACTCGGAAGAAGAGGAGTAAGTTTAAAGAAAGAATAAATTAGGGAAAGGGACTACGGTCCCTATTCCTGTTTCTATTTATTAAAGAATTGTTACAGGTAATTGTTTTCGTTAGTTCTATTAAACTATGACGACTTATGAAAAAATTATTTGTAGCATTAGCTGCATTAATCAGCCTAACTGCCTTTGGACAGAATGGTAAGCTTGAAGTACTCACAGCTCCAAATTCCAACAGTCCTTACATCTTAGTAGATACCCTCTTCACATTAGAGGATACTTCTGTAACGACAGACATCTACATCCACTTTGCTAACCCTACAGCAAATGATGTCAAAGCTGTTCAGTTCAGATTGTTCTACGATGCTGTTAGATTCTCCAACGCTCAGATTTACTGGGGACCAACAGCCACTCCTGTAGCAGACAAATACGGCTCTTACTTTAAGAGCGGAGATTACATTAACGTAATCGCTTCTTACACAGGAACATCCTCTAACTTTAACTGGGCTGACGGAGCAATGTTTAAATTAAGATTGACTCACTCTTCAGCTTATGCTGGTATTGCTGACTCAATTGCTATTGCAGGCTCTACTTCCTATAACAACTTAGCTACAACTGGCAACGGTACAGACGTTGCTTTAGGAATGTATAACTACGGAGGTAACTTCCAGATGCAGCCTCAATCATTCCCAATCAAAGTTAGAAACGCTGATGGATCAAATGCATTAGGAGTTTGGTTTACAGCTTCTAAGAGATTAAAAACAGATACTCAAGGTTCATGGACAACTATCGTATCTGATTCTACAGATGCAACTGGCCTTATGGTTGTTACTCACCCAATCGATACTGCTTACTGGCATTTAAGATTAGTAACTCAGACTGACACAATGTCTGACGGCTCTGCTATCTCTATTGTAGATGCTTATAAATTAGCTAATGCTGCTTCAATGCAAGATACTTTAACAGGTATTGAATTATATGAAGGTGATATCAACGAGAGTGGTGATGCTACTATCTCTGATGCATTCGCAGTCTTTAACAGATTAGCTCTAGGAACTACTAACTGGAACTCTTTATTCACAGGCGTTAATAACGTAGCTGTACTATGGCCTTCAGAATGGCAATCAGCAGTAGCTGCTACTTCTTTCCCTGCTTGGACTAGTGCTCCTAGGAGATATGCAATCGATACGTTAGTAAACGGAATGGATAGCTTAAAGCCTTACATCTATGTAATTGGTGACGCTACTACAACTGGCTATAACAACCCAGCTGTACTAGTAGGTAAGATGGCTAACCCAGGTACAGGTACTGAGTACATCTTAGACCCAGCTGTCTATATGCAGAACATCGACGATACAGTTCAGTTTAGAATTCCTAAGCTAGTAATGACTCAGGATTATGAGATGCAAGTTCCTGTTGTAATGTTTACTTACGGCAACAGTATCGGAGCAGCTCAAATGGCTATCGAGTATGATACTAATATCTTTAGATTTACTTCTATCGATATGGGTGATGCACCTTCTAAGTGGACTTCAATCCTATCAGTAGAGAAAGGAAAAGTATTCTGGGCCGGTCACGAAGACAAGCTTAACCCATCTGTGATTACAGACATGACTACAACCTTTACTTTCAACTTCGAAGTTATTCAACCTCTAGGTTGGCAGACATCTCCTCTAAAGATCAGCCAGAAGTTTGCTGGTGATGAGAATGCTTATGACTTAAACATCAAGCCTTCACCTAACGATGGTTCAGTTGTTAATAAGATGTCAATCGAGCCAGGCTTGTTAGAGCTTATTGAAGGCTTTAAAGTATATCCTAATCCAACATCAGCTGATTATGATAACTGGGTCTTCATTGAGCACCACAACGATTACGAAGGTAGCACTTTACGCGCTGCAGTTTACAATATGTACGGCCAGCAGGTTATGTACTGGGAAGATCAAATTCAACAGAAAGGTTTCCAATTCCAAGGCTTCCAATTAAGTAACCTTCCAAAAGGTACATACTTAATCAAGCTAGTTGCTCATGATAGAGAAAAAGTTTATAGAATAATTAAATACTAAATTATGTCAGAAGAACAAGAAGGAGGAATGTCAACTCTTAAGAAGACTATCCTCGGTATCGGTACAACAATCATCACAGGCGCCGGCGCTTATGTAACAACTCACATCGACGCTTTGTTCGGTATAGAGGAAGAAGCTGCTACAGAAGTAGCTGCACCTGTACAGAACAACCAACAGAGTGTTAATGTGACTGGTCCAGAGATTATTATTAATATGCCAGAACAGAAAGCTGCGCCATCTCAGACAACTATCATCAGAGAGACTGTTAAGGAAGTTCCTGCAGCACCAGTTGAGGTAGTTGAAGAGAAGCCGGAGACAAATGCTGAAAGAATGGCTCGTCTAAAGAAAGCAAAAGAAGAACGTAACGCAGGTAAGTAATCATGAGAACAAGAAGAGATGAAGTTTTAGAGCTTATATTTGCTCCACTAGGTTTAGTATTAGTTGTATTTAGTTTGCTCTTTGTAGGAGGAATGGCTACGTCTTGTAGCTCTTCTATTGGAGTAGTTCAATATCAAGCTGAGTTTGAGAAGGCAGAAGAGTTAAATACTCTACCAATCTACACAGGTGAAAGACAAGTAGTACAGTTATCTAAACTAAACGTTAATAAAGAGCTGTGGGATATGTTTCCTGAGCTTAGAGACAAGAGAGTTGGTTTAGGAGTATCAAATAGAATTATTGAGAACTTTGAGATGACAGGCCGCTTTAGCTATGCTGAAGAGAAAGATGCTATTGTATCTCAGATGTTAGATGCATGGGAGACAGAGTTAGAAGGTATGTCCAACGGTCAAACAGAACTTACCATGGAAGGTATAGCTGTACCAAAATACATTGTCTATGCTGAAATTTACGACTTCGCTGTATCATACGGAGAAGATTATAACAAAGGTAAAGTCCAAAAGACTAACACTACCATCATCGGTATTCAAATCAGAATGGTTAATGTAGACAACTCACAGTACATTGTAGCATCAGGACAAGGAACAGCTACTCAGATTGGTGAGGGTATGTTTAAAGATCCTAAAATGGGATTCGATCAGTCTACAGTCGGTATTGCTACACAACGTGCTCTTGAGGTCGCTACAGTGAACCTTGTCAAGCGCATGGAGGCTTATGGATGGTAAATGGTGGAAAGTATTAATTTTACTGGTACTCGGATTCAGTAGCTACGGACAGTACGTTTACACCTACACCGATCCTTGTACCGGAATACTTAATGCTGTCACTATTACCCAGCCATCAGGCAGTGTAACCTTATTCTATGCAGGACAATACAACACCTTTACTCAGGCCCAGCTTCAAGCCGGAGCATTCGAGCTTTGGGTACAAAGTGTTAACGCAACTGCTCCTCCAGGAAGTAACCCCTGCGCTGGAGCAGGAGGAACTCTCTCTACAGGATCAAATGCAACTACTGGTACTAATACAGCCACTAATATCTCAGGCATAGTAGGTGTAGCAGCTAATATAGGAGGGAGTTTAGGAAGTGGAGCAGCATCATCAACAGGAGGAGCAACAGGAGGGTCGACCAGTAACAATGACAACAACGGAAGCGGTTCGAACAATTCTACTGGTGGAAGTACTTCTACTGGCGGTAGCGGTTCTGGATCCGGCTCATCAGGGTCCTCTGGTAGCTCTGGCGGTAATGCTGGGACTGGTGGCGGTTCCGGTGGCTCTACTGGCTCGGGCGGAGGCTCAGGCTCGACTGGAGGATCTGGAGGCTCAGGTTCAGGAGGCGGTGCTACAGGAGGATCTGGAGGAGGTCAAGGAGGAGACAATTCAGGAAACGGAATAGGTGGCGGAGGTGATGCCGGAGGAGTAGATACAGGAACTAATACTGGAGGTACTTCTGATGGTGGAACTGATGCTGGTGCTGTAGGAGGTACAGAGAATACTTCAACAGCCTCAGGAGGAGACTCTGAATCATCTTCCTCAGAAGGAGATGGAGGAGGAGGATCTGGTGGAGGTAAGAAGCAGAAATCTAAACAAGAGAAGATTGGTAGAGGTGCTTTAATTGGTGCCGGTGACTTTGTTATTGTTAGAAACTCTTCTGATATTAAACAGAGTGGAATGGACAACTTTAAGTTCAATATGTCTCTTACTCACGTTAATACTAAACAGACTTTCATCAAAGGTATTAACTTTAACTTTACCACAGGAGAGAATGTATTGAATAGTACTTTGTACGGTTCATATAAGAAAGAAGGCTTCATGGGAGTATTCTCTAACTCTACTATGACTAACTTTAAGACTGATATCTTCAATACAACTACAGCGTTAGTAGCTCAAAAGGTTTGGATAGTAACTCCTATGTTAGGAACTAACTTTACGTTAGGTAAGATAGGTGATAGCGACTTCCAGAACTGGTCTATTGTAGCAGGAGGCTATACAAACTTTAAAGGTATTCAAGCTCTATCAGGTAACGTAATGTTACTTGGTATCTATTCTCCGTACATATTTTATTATGAAGGACAGTGGTATAAGTCTGGACTCCTATTTGTTCCTCTAGCGAACGTTGATTTTAAAATCACAAGTACGTTTAAGTGGAGTATTTCTTTTGGAGGAGCTTACCAGTACAATGCAGATATATTAAACTACCAGCTATCAACTGGAACAAAAATTATGTTATGAAAAAGCTACTGCTGTTATTTCTTCCCTTATCCACTCTAGCACAGACTATAACCTTTGCTACTGTTGGTGTACAGGACATGACCGGCATTAGTGTTGAAGTAGAACATTATGTACCAGGAGGTACTTCAGGAACTATTACAGCTTTAGGTACAACTGTACCTACGGATAGAGGACAAGCCTCTAATGTAGTTTTCTCAACAGCTAACTCAGACCAAGGAAGCGTTTTAATTAACTTCCCTACAGGGTATAGCTATACAATTGGAGCTACTACTCACACAACAGGTACCCTTCATGCTAATGCCTGGATGGCATTCCCTTCTACTACATATAATAGTTACAATAGCTCTGCTACAGCTCCTAACGTACCAACACTTCACTTCACTTCAGTCGACAACGGCTCTACAGATAATAATATGTCTCATGTATCTTGGGAGACGTACACTGATGTTACATACGGAGATGTATTTAGGATAAGGTACGAAGGAAGCTATAAATACAATGTGAGTGGCATTAATACTAAAATAGATTTATACTTCTTTAAAAACGATCCTGCTAAATGCTTTGTAGTACTTAGAACATTCCTAGCTGATGGATCTAATCAAGAACAAATCGGACTATCAAACGGAAGTACTTGGTTAGCTTCTAACTTAATCAGTAACGCAACATACTCTTCAGGAGTAGGCTTTCAAATAACGAACGCAGTATCTAATTCAATCTGGTCTTCACAAGGAGTACAGACAACTACATCAACAGGTTCAGTAACATTCTCTAACCCAAACAGCTATCAATATAGAGTAATTGTAAACGTAAGCGGAATAGACAATACATTTACAGAGTCAGAGATGAACTACTTAATGTATCTAAGAATGTTTCCTACTGAGATAGCATCATGGGATTACCATACAATGAACTTCTACGCACCAGACAGTTCTGATATTGTAACTTACTCAGATGTATTCTCTGCTTACCAAATATACAAATGGGGACAGAACTTTGGGTACACTTACAATAACAACTGGGTGTACTCTCAAGCAGAGAAGGATGATATAGAAGTAAATGCTAATAGTTTAACATACCATCTGAAGTATCCTCAAGCAGCAGTACGAACATTTAACAATCTTAACAGGTTTTATATTGTATCACTTGGTAAACATCGCCAAACTAAACCAGTAAATAAAATCCAATGAACCCAATCGTATGTTACTTCGTCGCTAGTGTAATGTCTCTAGCATCAATCAATGGAATCGAACAAGAGAAATTTACGTTCGGTGTAAGACAAATCACAGAAGAGATCGTAGGACAGCAGGCTCCTTTATGTCCTGATGGCAGTCCTATCTATGTTGTAGTAGAAGAGATTAAAGCTCCTACTCAAGGTATTCGTGTAGGTCCTTTTGAGTTTAAACAAAAGAAAACCTATGTTACTGTTAAGGTAACTAAGGATGGTAAAGAGTCTGTAGGAGTAGGAACAGCTAAGATGAATGTAGCAGCTACTCTACTTCAACTTCAGGATGAAAATCTTCCATTCGAACAAACAGAATTTTCTATTGCAATCAAGAAAGCTATTGTGGATGCGTTAGACTGAGCCTATTTATCTGAAAGAAGTTTCACTTAATTTGTTGTGCTATGTTAAATTATATTAAAAAGAAATTTATGGCGTTTTCAGACATTTTTAAGGATGATAACTCATACAATGAAAAGAACATTGTAGGGTTTGCTTCTTTTGCAGTAATGAGTATCTTTGCTGCTGCCGATATCGTAACAGGTATCTTAGGTATGGACTTAGTAATCTCTGATACTATCTTCAACTCATTCGTAATTATCGTATTGGGTTCATTTGGTATCGATGGTGCTACTAAGATCTTCAGCAAAGAGAATAAAGAAGAAGAACAAGGTTAAAATAGTTTACAATGGTATTAAGAAAAGGTGACAATAACGAAACCGTAAAGAAGATCCAAAAGGTCTTAGGTGTCGAGCAAGTAGGTAACTTTGGTCCTAAGACTGAAGCTGCTGTTAAGGAATGGCAGAAGAAGAACGGACTAGCTGCCGACGGTATTGTTGGCCCTGCTACTCTAGCTAAGATGGGCATTGTAGTAGAGGCAGCACCAGTTAAAGCTCCTAACAACACTCCTACAGCTGATGCAAAGTATAGCAAAGAGAAGATCGAAGCTACTATCAAAGCAAAAGACTATCAATGGTTCGAAGGTGACTACGTACTTAACATTGTAGGTGTTCGTAATTCAGACACAGGTACAGCCGTAACAAATGCTTTCGATGATAAGATTACTTTATCTTATATGGCTGAAGGCAAATGGGTATACAAGGAGTGGATGAATACAACTGACCCTGGTACAAAAGGAGTTAAGGAGTATCACAACGCTGCCGGAGTAGCTAGATTAGTTCCTGGTCAATACATCAACTCACACTTCTTAGGTAAGCACCAAGGTAAGTATGAAGCTCTTAAGCAAGGCGGTAAAGTAAAAGTATACCGTGATGCTAACAGAGATATGAATTATGATGAGAAAGTTATCCAAGAGGGTGTATTCGGAATCAATATTCACAAGGCCGGAGCCAATTCTACTTATGTAGAGAACTGGTCTGAAGGATGTCAAGTTTTCAAAAGAGCAGCTGACTTCGAAGAGTTCATGACTATCGTGAGAGCTTCAGTAGCAAAGGGTCACACTAAGTTTACTTATACTCTAATTGAATCTAAAGACATCGCATAAGCTATGAAATCGACGTCCGTGTTCCTATCGATAACTGCAACCTTAACATTCATGTGCACCTACTTTATGGAGCTCACAATGAGTAATGCAGAGCAATACTTAGCATTAATAGCGGTTGTATTTATCGATGGGTTCTTCGGCATCGCCGCAGGCATCAAAAGAGAAGGTTTTCAAACACGAAAGGCTGTAAGAGTATTACAGAGAGCAATAACGTGGGTAGCTTTCTTAACAGTTATATTAATGGTTGAAAAAGGTTTTGAAGGAACAGGATGGTTATCAGAAACAATCATCGTACCATTTATCATCCTCCAACTACTCAGTGCATTAAAGAACGCCTCAATGGTAGGCATCATCAAGAGCACAGACCTTAACAAGATCCTAGACAAGATCGATCTACACAAAGGAGATAGAAGTTAAGTTGCTCGTTTAAATTATATTTCGTATCTTATAGTAAATATAATAGATACGGTATATGATACACATCCTACAGACCCTTACTGCTTTATTTGTTTTTACTATTCTAGTAGCACCTATCGTGATGCTAACCATCTTGCTATTACGAGGTACAAAAACTAAGACAGATACTCCTAAAGTATCAATCGATCAAATTGCTCAACTAGAACAGAACGATAGTATCATTGTAGAAGATATCAATGAAGCTTTATCTGCTATTGCCGGACGCTTAGAGGCGATTGAAGAGCGTTTAGATCGAGAAGAGAACACAGTAAAAGGTTTTGCTAATAAAAAGAATCAATCAAACGATTAATAGTTATATGTCAGAAGAAATAGTTAAGTACGGCCCAAGTGCTACTGAGATCCTCAAGAAAGAATATCCTACCATTTATAATGGCTATATGGCTGTCATGGAAGAGCAGCTGGAGCTATTTAGTAAGAAACATCTTGACTACGGTATGCATAATATTACTGCTGGTACTCAGCTTAGTAATGAAGAAGAAAGGTCTTTTGCTCTTACAGGGCTTTGGTATCGAATGAGCGATAAGATCAATCGTTGGAAGAATTTAATTATTAAGAATAGAGGAACACAAAATGAATCTCTATCAGATACCTTTCAGGACATCTGTAACTATGCAATCATCTGCCAGCTGGTAGAGAAAGGATTGTGGAAAAAATAAGTTATGGCTAAAAAACTCCCAAAGGAGGTTAAAGTAGTACAAGAGTATAAAGCTAGAAAAGTTGACTATAGTGTAGAGAAGAATATCTCTTTCAGTCAGATTCTACTCTATGATAGCTGTCAATACAAATGGTACCTAACTTACCCTAAGAAGTTAGCACCTTATACACCTTCCATACATACAGTCTTTGGTACTGCTCTTCACGAGACAGCACAAGAGTGGTTAGATGTATTATACAATCAAAGTGTTAAGGCTGCTACTGAGATGGACTTATCTGAGTTACTCTTAGATAGAATGAAGAAGACTTATAAGAAAGAGCGTTACAATAATGCTCATCAAGACTTCACTACTCCTGAACAGCTTCAAGAGTTTCATACTGATGGGGTACAGATATTAAACTACCTCAAGAAGAAACGAGCTATATACTTCAGTACAAAGAATACTTACCTAGCAGGTATCGAAGTACCTATCCTTCAGGAGGTAAAGCCTGGTGTACTATTCAAAGGTTTTATTGACTTAGTATTCTATAACAGCTTCACTAATAAGTATTTGATTATCGATATCAAAACTTCTACTAGAGGCTGGAGCGATTACGAGAAGAAGGACGAAACTAAAATAGCTCAGATACTTCTATACAAAGAGTACTTCGCCCAGCAATTCAATACCGATGTAGATAATATAGACGTTGAGTACTTTATTGTTCGTAGAAAGATCTTCGAAGGAGGAGAGTTTGTACCCAAGCGAGTGCAAGAGTTTAAACCGGCCTCCGGAAAGGTTAAGCGAAAGAAGGCAATGGAGAAGGTTAATAGCTTTGTAGCAGATGCTTTTGACGATAATGGAAACTATCTTGAAAGAGAGTATCCTAAACAGCCTTCAAAGAGTAGCTGTATGTTTTGTCCTTTTAAAAATAATCCTTTGTGTAATGTAGCCATAAAGTAGTCTAGGGTATATTTATATATAGATATATAATACTAAAGGCTATGAGTGATAAAAAGCTAACCAGTGTAAGGGTGGAGCAAGAGTTATTTGAACAGTTTAAGATACAATGTGTACGCCACAAATTTTCTTTTCAAAAGCTTGCCGACCGAGCAATTTTTCTCTATCTTACAGATGATAGATTCCGAGAGAAGGTACACAATCAAAATGATATAAGTATCAAATAAATGAACAGTAAATTAAGTTACGTTAAAAAAGAAGATCGAAAGAAGATCCTTCTGTTATCAGATGATATGAGACTACACTCCGGCATCGCTACGATGTCCAGAGAGATAGTAATACAAACCTCACATCACTTCAACTGGGTTAACCTAGGAGGAGCAATGAACCATCCAGATGATAAGAAAGCATTTGACCTATCGGCAGATGTTAACAAACAAGTAGGTATCGAAGACTCGTACGTTAAGCTATATGCTACGTCAGGCTACGGTACTGCTGATATTGTTAGGGAACTTATTAGAGTAGAGAAGCCAGATGCTATTCTACACTTTACTGATCCTAGATACTGGACTTGGTTGTACGATATTGAAAGAGAGATTAGACAGACTATTCCTCTTCTCTATCTAAACATTTGGGATGATTATCCTACTCCTCTTTACAATAAGAGCTTCTACGAGTGTTGTGATCTACTGATGGGAATCTCTAAGCAGACTGTTAACATTAACAGAATGGTATTAGATGAGAAAGGGAAAGGTAAAGTTATTAAGTATGTACCTCACGGCATCAACACAGACTTCTTCTCACCAGTCACAAAAGACTCTGACCAGTATGCTAAGTACTTAGAGTTTAGAAATAGTATCTTTGAAGGAAGAGATATTGAATTCGTTGTCTTCTGGAACTCTAGAAACATCCGACGTAAGTCACCAGGTGATGTAATTCTATCCTACAGACAGTTCTGTGATCAGATCGGACCAGAGAAAGCTAAGAAGTGTGCACTAGTAATGCATACACAAGCAGTAGATCAGAATGGTACAGACCTATATGCTGTTAGGGAAGCTATCTGTGACCCAAGCTATGTAAATGTATTCTTCTCTCAGAACAAGCTAGGAGCAGAGCAGATGAACTGGCTCTACAATATGGCTGATGTTACGATGTTGATCTCTTCTAATGAAGGATGGGGCTTATCTCTAACTGAATCAATGACTGCCGGTACTATGATCATCGGTAACGTTACCGGAGGTATGCAAGACCAAATGAGGTTTGTAGATGAAGCAGGAGAATGGTATACACCAAACCCATCAGTACCTTCTAATCATATGGGCACTTATAAAGAGCATGGTGAGTGGGCAGTACCTGTATTCCCTTCTAACATCTCATTAGTAGGCTCAGTACCTACTCCATACATTCACGATGACAGATGTGACTTCAGAGATGTAGCTAATGCTATTCAAGAAGTATACGAGTTACCTAAAGAAGAAAGAGATCGTAGAGGTATGCTAGGTCATGACTGGGTACGTTCAGATGAAGCTAAGATGACAGCTGACGCTATGGGAGCTAATATCGCTCAATGTATCGAAGAGACGTTTGAAAGCTTTGTACCACGTACTACGTACGACCTTATTAAGGTAGAGACTCTACCAGCAAGATATGTTAA